GCACGCGGCCAGCCCGATCTGGTGCGGCAGGCCATCGCCGAGACCGAGGCGCTGGCCCCGGAGATCATCGCGCTGCATGAGGCAGAGCTTGACGCGAAGGTTGCCGTCTTTGCCGCAGAGCGGAAAGAGCCGGTCTGGGTGCGCGCCTGGCGGCCCTTGGGCATGTATGGTCTGGGCGTTCTGTGGTTCTGGAACGCCATCATCCTGCATGTGGCCAATGCCATCTGGAAGATTGCCCTGCCGCCGATGCCGTTCGAGCATCTGATGGCGATCAGCGCGCTTTACATGACGCTTTACATGGGCGGGCACACGATCAAGGACGTGGCCGGCAAGTGGATCGGCAAATGAGCGGGGATGTGCTGAACATCAGCCCGCTGGTCGCCTGGGTGGTGGCCCTGAACATGCTGCTGACCTTTGCGCTGACGATCTGGAACCTGATGGCATCGGGCAGCCGGGCGAATGCGAAGCGGCTGGATGCGCATGAAGATCAGCTGCAGCAGCACGAGTCCCGGATCAGCGCCGTCGAGCAGGCGCAGGAATCGCTGCCGTCGCTGCAGAACATGCACGCGCTGGAACTGGCGATGGTGCGGCTTGAAGGCGAGATCAAGTCGGTGTCCCAGGTCATGGCCGGAAACGTCGCCATCATGGAGCGGCTGGAAAGTGTTGTCGCGCGGCATGACGCGCACCTTCTGGAGGCGGGCAAGCGATGAGCGATTACAATGAACTGGTCCGGCGTGACCGGCGCAGGGACATTCTGGCCTTTCTGGACGCCAGCGCGGAATACACCTCCAACGGCGAGGTCATCCGCGACGTGCTGAACCATCGCGGCATCGGCTCGACCTTGGATGAGGTGCGGACCGAGCTTTGGTGGCTGCGGGAACAGGGCTTTGTCGAATTGGAAGATCATGGTCACTTCGTGGTGGTGACAGCCAGGCAGCGCGGCCTCGAGATTGCCCGGGGGCTGGGACGCCACCCTGATGTTTCGCGCCCCATCCCGAGGCGCTGACCATGCCCGCCCCGCGCAAGGTGGATCTTCTGCCGCCCGAGCTGAAGCGCTGGCTGGAGGCGGAACTGCGCCAGCGCGGCTTTGCCGGGTATGAGGCGCTGGCCGAGGCGCTGAACTGGAAGCTGGAAGAGGAAGGGCTGGAGCTGCGCATCCAGAAATCGGCCCTGCATGCCTATGGCGCGGAATATGCCGAGTTCGTCAAGGTGCAGGAATCGGCCAGCGCCTGGGCCGCCGAATGGATGACCGAGGCCGGGATCGGCGAAGAGGCAAAGCGCCACAACGTGCTGTTCCAGATGATCACCGCGCTGGCCTTCAAGGTGATGCAGGCCGAAATGGTCAAGGACGCGGGCGAGATCGACCCGAAGAGCTTGCATTTCATCGGGCGGATGATGAAGGACATCATGGCGTCGTCGGGCATCCGCGAGCAGCTGGCGGCGGCAGAGCGCAAGGCCCAGGCGGCGAAGCTGGACGCGGCGGTGGCCGCCGGTGAGGTGACCGAAGACTTCCGGGCCGAGGCACGGCGGATCATGGGGTTTGCGTGATGGCCGCGCTGGGTGCCAAGCTGCGCACGGTGGACGGCGGGCGGGTGGCGTTCTGGTGCCCCGGCTGCCACCGGGCGCACCAGATCACTGTCAGCCGCGACGCCACCCCGGACGGGCCGTGCTGGGGATTTGACGGGGATGGCGACTGCCCGACCTTTACACCGTCGATCTTCGTCAATCGGCCCGGCCCGTTCTTCAACCCCGGCGCACCATCCTGCCACAGTTTCGTCACCAGCGGTCGCATCCTGTTTCTGCAGGACTGCACCCATCCCCTGGCCGGTCAGACGGTGGACCTGCCGGACTGGCCAATCGGGAGTGCATGATGACCGCAACCCCGGCACAGGTGGCGAATGACCTTGCGGTGCAGGCGAATTACTTCGCCAGGCGCGATGACAATATCGCGCGCCTGTGCCGGGACAGCCTTTGGCTGATCCGGAAGATGATTGGCGGGCAGGCCGTGGGCGAGATGACTTATGCGCGCGTGATCTGGAGGTTGGAGGACTACACGTTCCGGCCACGCGCTGCGGCCCCATCGCAGATCGACAAGTCGCTTGACCGGGCGCTGGTCACGCTGAAGGCGCTTCGGGGCGGCGCGCAGACATGAGCACGCTTGTTCCGGACAGCCCGCTGATCCGCTTTCGGCCCTATCAGCGGGCGTGGATGGCCGACCCGGCGCGATTCAAGATCGGGATGATGACGCGGCGCGGCGGCAAGACATTCGCATCGATGGGCGAGGTGGCTGCGGATTGCACGGCGGCCGAGGTCGAGGGGCGCAAGGCGCGCTGGACGATCCTGTCCCGGTCGGAAGGCACCGCGAAGGAAGCTTTTGAAGACGCTTTTAAGCCCATGGTCCGGGCCTATTACGCGGTGCTGCGCGGCCTTTCGCGCAAGCAGGAACCGGTGTTTGAAGAGGGCGAGTTCCGCGTGCCTGCCCACCGCGAGGAGGTGACGGCGGGCGGGCAGACCACGGTCATCGACGTGCCCGAGGCCACCTACAAGACGCAGGAGGTCCGGTTTCCCGGCGGCAGCCGGGCCATCGCGCTGTCGGCCAGCCCGGATGCCGCGCGCGGCTTTGGCGGCAACCTGATCCTAGACGAGTTCGCCCATCACCATGACAGCCGCCGCATCTGGGCATCGGCCTTTCCGGTGGTGGCGCGCGGCGGGCACAAGCTGCGCGTGATCAGCACGCCAAACGGCAAGGGCAACAAGTTCTACGAGCTGATGACGGCCGGGGGCGACACCTGGTCGCGCCATGTCACCGACATCTACCAGGCGGTGGCGCAGGGGCTGGACGTGAACATTGCCGAGTTGCGCGCGGCACTGGCCGATGAGGATATCTGGGCGCAGGAATTCGAGCTGAAATGGATGGATGCCGCCAGTGCCTGGCTGGACTATGATCTGATCAGCGGCTGCGAACACCCGGCGGCGGGGATGCCGGGGCTGTACCAGGGTGGCCCGTGTTTTTCGGGCGAAGACATTGCGGCGCGCAACGACCTGTTCGTGCTGCCGGTTCTGGAACAGGTGGGCGATGTGCTGTGGCTGCGCGAACTGGTGGTGCGCCGCCGGATCAGCTTTGCCGAGCAGGACGCGATCCGGGCAGAGATGTTCCGCAAGTACCGGATCGTGCGGCACCGGATGGACCAGACCGGCATGGGCGAAAAGCCGGTCGAGGATGCCAAGCGCCGCCATGGCACCGACCGGGTGGAAGGCGTGCTGTTCACCGGGCCGAACCGGCTGGACCTGGCCACGCGCCTGAAGGAAGGCATGCAGGACCGCAAGGTTCGCATTCCGGCCGGCGACGTGGTGCTGCGCGCCGATCTGCATTCGATCCAGTCCAGCGTGGGGCCGACCGGGGTGCGCCGCCTGGTGGCGGATGGCGAAGGCGACGGTCACGCCGACCGCTTCTGGGCCATGGCGCTGGCGGTCAGCGGGGCCGCGTCGGCCTACCAGCCCTATGCCTACCTCGCAGTGCCGAAGGGCGGGGGCGGCATCCCAAGCGACTTCCCCGATGAACTGGATTTCTCTCGGCCTGCGCAGTTCCGCCTGCGGAAAGGATTGTTCTGATGGCGCTGCTTGATGCCTATGGCCGCCCGGTGCGGCAACAGAAGCTGACCGTCCCGCTGGCCGAGGGCGGCATGACCGGCATCCGACAGACCTGGGCGGGCAGCGCCGCGTCCGGCCTGACCCCGGTGAAGCTGGCGTCGATCCTGCGGGCCTGCGACCAGGGCGAGTTGCGCGAGTTCCTGATCCTGGCCGAGGAGATGGAGGAGCGGGACCCGCATTATTTCTCGGTTCTGGGCACGCGCAAGCGCGCGATCTCCGGCATCATGCCGCAGGTCGAACCGGCCAGCGACAGCGCGCGCGACGTGGAGATCGCCGAGGCGGTGCGCGAGGAAATAGCCGAGCATCCCGGCTTTGCCGACATGGTCGAGGATCTGCTGGATGCCCTGGGCAAGGGGTTCTCCGTGGTCGAGATCGACTGGGCGCGCAGCGCCAGCCGCTGGACTCCCGCGCGCTTCGATCATCGTGACCCGCGCTTTTTCGTGTTTGACCGGGAGACGCGTGGCGAGCTGCGTTTGCTGGACGAGGCCGGGCCGGTCGATGGCGTGCCGCTGGAGCCGTTCAAGTTCATCTGCCACCGGGCAAGGATGAAATCCGGTCTGACCTTTCGGGGCGGGCTGGCCCGCGTGGTCGCTTTCGGCTGGATGTGCAAGGCCTATACGTCCAAGGACTGGATGTCGTTTATCGAGACCTACGGCCTGCCGCTGCGCATCGGGCGCTACGGGCCGGAGGCCACGAAAGACGATGTGGCCAAACTCTATCAGGCGGTGGCGAACATCGGCACCGACGCGGCGGCGGTGCTGCCGAAGTCGATGGAGATTGCCTTTGAAAGGGGCCCGGCGCTGTCCGGGCCGGAGCGGGTGTTCGAAGCCTTCGGGCGCTACATCGACGAGCAGATCAGCAAGGCGGTGCTGGGCCAGACGATGACGGCCGACAGCGGGTCGAGCCAGGCGCAGGCCACGGTGCACAATGAGGTGCGCCATGACATTGCCGCCGCAGACGCCCGCGTGGTGGCGGGGGCGATCAACCGTGACCTGGTGCGGGCTTTCGTCGATCTGAACTTCGGCGCGCAGCAGGCCTATCCGCGCCTGACGCTGCCGGTGGCGGAACCCGAGGACATCAAAGCCAAGATCGAGGGTGCCGCAAGGCTCATGGAGCGGGGCCTGAGCTTCAAGGCGACCGAACTGCGCGCCGCGCTGGGATTCAGCGATCCGGAAGACGAGGACGAGGTGGTGGGCGGCACCGCCCCCGCCCCGGCTGCGGCCCCGGCGCGGAACCGGGCAGGCCCGGGTCTGGCGCTGAACCGCCAGCAGGGCGAGGATCTGCTGGACGAAATCGGGGCGGACATGCTGGCCGACTGGGAAGAGGTCGGGGCCGGGATGGAAGCGGCGATTGCCGAAGCCGTGGACGGGGCCGACAGCCATGAGGCGGTGCTGGAACGCCTGCCCGAGGCGCTGCGGCAGATGCCATCGGCCCTGCTGATCGACACGCTGGTCAAGGGCATGTTCAGGGCCCGCGCGGTGGGCGACGCGCAGGATGACTGAGCATCCAGACCGGCCGGGCTACAGCTTCAATCCCGGCCCGCCGCCCGAAGCCTCGCGGTTCCTGCGCAACAAGGGCCTGCGCCCGTCCTTCAGTTGGCTGGATGTGGAGCCGGAGGAACACGCGGTGGCCTTTGCCGTGGCCAAGGTGGCCGAGATGGACCTGCTGGAGGCGATGCGGGGCGAGGTGCAGCGGGCGCTGGACGAAGGGCTGCCCTTTGCGCAGTTTCAGAAAAGCTGGCGTGCCAACCCGGCGCTGGCCGGCTGGTGGGGCCGCAAGGCGATGGAAGACCCGCTGACCGGCGAGGTGGTGGAGGCGCAGCTTGGGTCGCCCCGGCGGCTGCGCACGATCTATGACGCCAACCTGCGCAGCGCCCGCGCGGCCGGCCAGTGGGAGCGGATCGAGCGGACCAAGGGGGCCTTTCCCTATCTGGAATACACGCTGGGGGCCAGCGAGAAGCACCGCCCGCACCACGCCGACAAGGAAGGATTGATCCTGCCGGTGGACAGCCCGTTCTGGGACGAATGGATGCCGCCGAACGGCTGGGGCTGCAAATGCAAGGTCCGCCCGGTGACGCGGCGCGAGGCGGAACGGCGCGGGATCAGCGCCACGCCGGACATCCCCGACCGCAAGGTGGTGAACAAGCGCACCGGTGACGTGCAGCTGGTGCCGGTGGGGATCGACCCCGGCTGGCAGCGCAACCCCGGCAAGCTGCGCCGCCAGGCGGCAGAGGGGCTGCTGCGCGACCGGCTGGAAGGGGCACCCGAGGCGGTAGTGCGGGCGGCTTTGAAGGACGTGGCGACAAGCTGGCGCACGCAGCGCATCCTGAAGGATGGGGCGCCCGGGGTTGCCTTCATAGCCAGCCTGCCCGGGGAATTGTCCCGCGCCTTGGGCACGACTGAGCGGCTTGTGCGGGTTTCGGCGGTCACGGCGGACAAGCAGCTGCGCGAGCACCCGGAACTGATGGTATCGGACTATGGCCGACTGGCCGATCTGTTTCTGGACGGGGCAGTTCTGGATGTGGGGGACCGCCGCCTTGCCATTGTGGAGCGCACTGAGGATCAGCCATGGGTCGCGGTCGTGAAAGTGACGGAAAAACTGACCGAACTCTATCTCGTCAGCTTCTATCGCATTGCTTCGCGCCGATACCTGGCGCGGCTGCGCAAGAAGGGAAAGCAGATACGGTAGTCGCGGCTGGGGGGACGTCACTTCCCCCCCGGCTCTTGTCCGGTCAGACGGGATACTTGGCTCAGCCGCACGGCCCTTTTACGCCCCCGGCGGGCGAAGTTCAACGCCGAAGGCACATCCCGGCGACCCCGGCCCGCGCAATGGCCCGAAACCGCGCCGTTAAATACCATTTAAAGGGCCTTGTCGGGTTGCCCCGGCCCGGCGTAGCCTGAACGCGGGATGGGCCTTCAGCGGCCCGCTGACGCGCGGTTTGCCAAAGCGGCAAAAAAGGCCGGCCGACCCCCGAAAACATTCAAGGGTGATCGGCGCGGGCCGAGCGGGCAGTCTGCCCCCATGGTGACACATCCCCTTCCCCAGCTGCGCGGGCTTGCGCTGAACTTTGAAAGCGGCGCGGTGCCCGACTGGGTGCAGCTGACGCCGCCCGGCCCGGCCATCGTCGGGCGCGACGGGCGCGGCTGGAAACTGTCGGACCCGGCTGCGGTGGCGGCGGCCTTTGATCCGGCGAAGGAGCCGCAGATCGATCTGGAACATTCGTCGCAGGTCGCGGCCCCCCTGGGCATGCCCGCCCCGGCCGTTGGCTGGATCAAGCAGATTGACGTGCGCGACAATGCCCTGTGGGGCCGTGTCGAATGGAACGCGGAAGGCGAGGCGACCGTCACCTCGCGCGCCTACCGCTACCTGAGCCCGGTGTTCCGGTACGATGTCGAGACAGGGGAAATCCTGCAGATCGTCAGCGCCGGGCTCACCAATTCCCC